AGAATAGTGAGCGGGCCACGGGGTTCTCCGCGAGCCTTATCCAGTCCCTCGGCGGCGACACGGCGAAGGCCGCCGAGGTCGCGGACATGGCGATAACCGACATGGCGGACAACGCCAACAAGATGGGCTCCGACCTGTCAAGTATCCAGACCGCCTATCAGGGCTTCGCCAAGCAGAACTACGCGATGCTCGACAACCTGAAACTCGGTTACGGCGGCACGAAGTCCGAGATGGAGCGGCTCTTGGCGGATGCCGAGAAGTTCTCCGGCATCAAGTACGACATCTCATCCTACGCCGACGTCACCGAGGCAATCCACGTCATTCAGACGGAAATGGGGATAACCGGCACGACCGCCAAGGAAGCGACCCAGACCATCAGCGGCTCTATCGCCGGTATGCAGTCGGCTATCGGAAATCTCATGGCGGGGCTAGGCGACGCCAACGCCGACATCGGACTCCTCATCGGCGATGTGGTCGAGGCGTTCCAGAACGTCGTGAAGAACATCACGCCTGTCATTGAGAACATCGTGAAGGCGCTCCCGCCCGCCCTTGACGGCATATTGCAGGCGGTAGGCGATTTACTGCCTACTCTGTTGGAGACGGTGGTCAATCTGTTCACGCAGGTGCTTGAAACCATACTCACGCTCCTGCCCGAACTGATACCCGCCGCCGTGGACGCGGTAATGACAATAGTCGGCGCGCTCATCGACAACCTGCCGCTCCTCATCGACGCGGCGGTGCAACTGGTGACGGCGCTCGTGACGGGCATCGGCGAGGCTTTGCCCGAACTGATACCGGCGGCGGTCAACGCCATCACGACCATTGTTCAAGGTCTGGTGGATAACCTGCCCATGCTCCTCGACGCGGCTTTACAGCTTATCCTCGGACTGGCGCAGGGGCTGCTCGACGCTCTGCCACAACTGATAGCCGCTCTGCCCGCTATCATCACGGGCATCGTGGACTTCATCATTGGCGCGATACCGCAGCTCGCACAGGCGGGCATACAGCTTCTGACCTCGCTGATTAAGAACCTGCCCGCCATCATCGTGGAAATCGTGAAAGCCGTGCCGCAGATAATCGCGGCTCTGGTCAAGGGCTTCAACGGCTCTATCGGTCAGATCGTCTCCGTCGGCGGCAACCTCGTCAAGGGGCTGTGGCAGGGTATTTCCGACGCGGGCGCGTGGCTCTGGGACAAGATATCCGGCTTCTTCGGCGGCGTGGTCGACCGCATCAAGAACTTCTTCGGCATCCACTCGCCCTCCACGCTCTTCGCCGGACTTGGCGACAACATGGCGGAGGGCTTGGGAGTAGGCTTTGAAAAGACGATGGCGCAGGTCGGCGAGGATATGCAGAACGCCATCCCCACAGACTTCGACACGCCCGCCATCAACATGAACGCCGCCGTGAGCGGCTCGTCTGTCGGCGGGCTTGGCGGGTCGCTGATTACGATACAGCAGATGTTCGTCCGCAGCGAGGACGACATCCGCAGGATTTCACAGGAACTGTTCAACCTGATGCAGACCGGCTCGCGGGCGCAAGGCCGGTTCAGTCCGGCATAAAGGAGGGACGCTGTTATGGGATTTTTATTCGGAGGCGTGTCCTCCCAAAGCATGAACATCAAGGCGAGGCTCACGGGCTGGCAGGCTTCGCCCCAACTGCGCAACTCATTTGTGACCGTGCCGGGCAAACCCGGCGTGGCGGACTTCGGCAGCGACATCGCCGAGCGCATCGTCACCGTGCGGTGCAACGTCTACCCGCAGTTCCAGTTCTCGTCTCTGGTCGGGGTGTTGGACGACCTCGCCGAGTGGCTGAACCCTGATAACGGCCTGAAACAGCTTGTGCTGGACGACGTGCCAGACCGCTACTTCACGGCGCGCTTGCAAGACGCCGTGGACTGCGAGCGGCTCGTCCTCTCGGCGGGGGCGTTCGACCTCAAATTCGTCTGTCCCGACCCCTTCGCCTACGCCCTGACCGACGAGACCTTCGACCTCACGGCGACGGGCGAGAATACGGTCACGCGGGCAAAGGGCAACACCGACTCGCAGCCGGTCTACCTTTTGAAAGCGGTCATACCGCAAGGCGCGGCGACTTATGTCACGATTGCGACCAACGACGACGAACTCAAGGTCATCGGAGACCTCGCGGACGGCGAGACGCTCGTTATCGACAGCGGGCTGATGACCGCCAAGGTCGTGGACAGCACGGGCGAGACGCTTCGGAACGGTCTGCCGCTTCTGCAAGAGTTGAACTTTCCCGTATTAAGAAAAGGCTCAAACACGATAACGATAACCGCGACAGGCGCGACGTTTACGGAACTGCAAATACAAGCGAAGAGCCGCTGGAGGTGATAAGGCGTGGCAGTAAAATCTATTCTCACAACACAAACCGACTTCACGGGAGAGTTCCCCGTCTCGGAGAACACCCTCGCCCTCTGGCGGTTCAACGAGGCCGCGCCGGACGCGGACATAAAGCTGATGGATTCAAGCGGCCACGGGCGGCACATCCTCATCTCCGGCTGGAGCGGCACGACCGCTTCGCTTCCGAACGGCAAACTGGGCAGGTACTTCAAGCAGAACATCAACAATCCGACCTCGGAGAAGACCTATCTGCAAGCGGTGAATGATTCCAACTTCTTCACCGCGCTTGGCGACAGAATCACCGTGGGCGGCTGGATTAACCCGACCACATACTCCGTCGGGCAGACCTATATCCCGCTGTTCAATACGAGGCAGGGACCTGGCAACCCGCTGTTGTACCTGTCGCTCTATCAAGGCAGGCCGAGGATGATGCTCTATAACTCGTCAGGCTCGCTGATACTTGACCAGACCGAGACGCCGGGCTTTTCGATGGTCAACAACGGCTGGTACTTTATCGCCGCGATTATCGGCGTGACTGCGAAGACCTCGCAGTACATCCTCTGCGACCGCTCTAACGGCGCGGTCTGGAAAGCGCCGGTGCGGACGTTCACGGGCGACCTCAACCCGAACTGCTCGGCGGACATTATCATCGGGATGCACGCAAACCAGTATTACTACGCGGGCGGCTTCGACGACTGGTTCATCGAGACGGAATCGCAACTGACCATTGATGACTTGGAGCGGTATTTCAAAAACTCCCTGCTCGCCAACGGCGGCGACACCTCCGGCGCGGTGGACGCCATCACCATCCCCGACGCGGTGACGCTCCGCAAAGGCTCGGACGACACCTATCCCACAAGCGGACAGCTTACGACCAAGTCCGCCGAGTGCGCCCTTGCAGGCACAGGGCGGGTGTCGGTGTCAAGCGAGTACACGGCTGGCGTGACCGCCATCAGCCTGATTGAGACTTCGACCTCCGACGATTTATCCGAGTGGTCGGCGTGGCAGGCGGTCGGCTCAAGCGGCGAACTCGCTTCGCCCAATCGTGCCTATATCAGGTACAGGGTGACGCTCACTACGAACGACACCGGCGTCACGCCGAAGCTGCTCGACATCACGCTCCACGACATCCCGAAAGCCCCGTATGAGAAACTGGGCTTCGCCCGACCAGTGGTCTTGGACGAAAACGGCGCGTGGGAGGCGGTCTTGGACAACGCCTACGACATCCTCGTCACGGGTGAGGTCAACGGCGCGGACACGCTGGAGTTCAAGCTGCCGTACTCCGACCCCAAGCGGACGGCTTTGGACAACGAGAAGCAGGTGCAGATTGCCGGGGAGATATACCGCATCCGGACGCTCACCGACGAGAAAGGTTCGGACGGGAGCGGCATCCTCACCACCGTCTACGCGGAGGCGGCGTTCTATGACCTGACATTCTCCGCCGAGAAAGCCCCGGCCGAGTTCAACGCCGCCCTTGCCAACGAAGCGATGAACTACGCCCTTGCGGACACCGGCTGGGAAATCGGCACGGTGAACGTCACGACACTCCGGACGTGGACTTGCCAAGAGAAGAACGCCCTCGCCATCCTGCGGATGGTACAGCAGATACACGGCGGCGACTTGTTGTTCCACTCCCGCGACAGGCTCGTCGACCTCGTGACCTTCTCCGGCACGGACAGCGGCGCGCTCTTCGCATACCGCAAGAACCTCACGGGCATCAAGCGTGTGGTGGACACCCGCTCTCTGGTGACCCGCCTTTACGCCAAAGGCAAAGACGGCATGACCTTCGCCGCCATCAACAACGGCAAGGAGTATGTGGAGGACTTCACCTATTCGAGCGAGGTGCGCGTCTCGACGCTTGACCTCGCCAACTTCACAAACCCATACCAGATGCTTGAACACACGAATATGCGGCTCGCCGAGTACGCAAAGCCCCGTATCTCCTACGTCCTCTCGGCGATGGACTTGTCTGTGCTGGCAGGATACGAGCATGAGCAGTGGGACTTGGGCGACATCGTGACGGTGAACGACCGCGACCTCGACATCACGATTAAGACGAGGGTAATCAGGCGCGAGTACAACCTGCAGGAGCCGTGGAAGACGGTGCTGGAACTCTCGACGAAACTGCGGGAGCTGGGCGATTCCTCCTCCGACTCCATCGCCGACCAACTCGACCAGTCGAACCTCATCGGGCAGGAAATCAAGGACATGGTGCCGTTCAATCACCTTCGAAACAGCAGAGCCGATTCGGGCTTTGCCTACTGGCAGAACTCCGGCTTTGAGGTGGACGGCGAGAACGGCGTGAGCGGCACGGCTTCTTTCAAGGCGGTCGGTGTGTCGGGAGTAACAAAGAGCATGGCGCAGACCGTCACGCCCGCCAACCGCGGGAGCTACACCATCTCGGCGCAGATTGGTTCGGAAAACCTCGTCAAGGGCGTGGGCGGGCAGGTCGGGATTGAACTGGTGTTCGAGTACGACGACGGAAGCACGGAGACGCGCTTCATCGACTTGTTTTAGGGGGAGGTGCGCTATGGCTTCATTTCAACTTCAAGCCCGCGACGCTTCCCCGAAAGGCTACGGGCGGCTCGTCACGATTACGGTTCGGCTCGTGGTGCAGGACTGCACGGGCGAGGTGTACTTCACGGATATTCAGCTGCAGGCGGGTTCCGTCGCCACCGGCTGGGTCGGTCACGTCTCAGAGATTCAATGGACGGAGGACGGATAAATGGTCATCAACAGCTTCATCCGCTTCGCGGAGGTGATAAAACTCAAAAGCGAGAGACGTGTCGTTTCCGTCGCCGTCCGGCCGACCGTGACCGACTGCACAGGCTCGGTTTATTTCACCGACATCCAGCTTCAGGAGGGCGGCAAGCTGACTGGCTACGAACAGCATACCACCACGATGATTGTCAACGGCGGCAACCCGCCCCGTTACCAGAACGGAGTGGTGCGCGGCGGCGAGACGGTCGTGCTGTTCAACACCGGCGAAACATCTACGGGGCTTGACCTTTACGTCTACCCAAAACAGGCGATGGCGGCGGGTTCTATCGAGGTCGGTCAAGGCATGGGCGGCCACAAATGCAAGTTCACGGCGACGGCTTCCGCAGGCGACGAGTTCGCCCTCAAAGCCTCCACCCGCGAAGCCCTGCGGAACGGCTCGGCGACTCCAAAAAAGGGCTTCTTCCAATACACCGCCGCCTACGACAGCAAACACAAAATCAAGGTCGAGGATAAGAAGTCGGCGCGGGTGTATCTGGAGTACGTCGAGATGAACGATTCGGAGGTGCTGCAATGAGCCGGAACTACCTCAAAGGCAAACGCAACATGGTCTGGACGTTCATGGGAAACGCCCGGATGTACCAAGCGCTCAACGACTATGGCGACAGGCTCGATACCGTGGGGATGTTCTCCTTTAACATCAACGCCGACGGCACGATTAACGAGACGGGTGTTACTGTTTCGAGCCTTGCCCCATACCGCGCCAAATGGCCGCACATCAAGTGGCTCTGCACCTGCATGAACAACGGCACGGCATCGATATTTACCGCTCTCCGCGAGAACACGAACGGCGCGCGGGACACCTTCCTCTCCGAACTGGTGCGGATTATGCAGAAATACCCGTGGTGCGCGGGCGTGGACATCGACTTGGAGCGCGGCGGCGGTTATGAGAACAAGGACGCGGCGAACAACCTGTTCTCGCTCATTTATAGCACAGTCAAGAATTACGATTCAAGCAAGATGGTCAACATCTGCCTGCCCGGTATGACGGGCATCCAAGGCTCGGTCGGCGGCGAGAACTGGTGCGTGTACGCAGACCTCGACGCCTACTGCGACACGGCGGCGATTATGTCCTACGGCATGTCGTGGGCTGGCAGCGCGCCGGGTCCCGTGTCGCCCCACGACTGGCTTGTGGGCGTTTACGACTACGCGGTCACGGCGATGAACCCGCAAAAGATATTCATGGGACTGCCTGGGTACGGCTGGGAGTGGCAGATTTACGCCTATCCCGCCGATATCGGCAAGACCTATCGGGGCGTGTCGCTGACCTACTACGCCGCGAAAATCTGGGCGCAGGGCGGCTACAACTTCACCGGCAACGCGCCGCCGGAGCCGTTCATCCCGTGGCTCGCCTACTGGGACGACTACGACCAAGTGCCGTATATGTTCCCCGAAGTCTACGACTACGCCGAGGGCGGCGACGCGGAAACGAAGGTCGCGCCCATCACGAGCGACATCTACAACCGCCGCCGATACCTGACCTGCTACGGCAAGACG